AGCATTTTTACCAACTGCTATTGCGTCTGCGTCCTGGCCGTCAAATCCAGCATTTTGACCCAGGGCTATTTCTGTAGGCCCTGATGCACCAGTTTTGTTGCTCAACAGTGCCCAGGTTGTTGCACCCGATGGTGTGGCCACTGCTGTGAGTGCGCCTAGTGCATTGCCTATGTACAAGATGGTTGTGGTTTGATCTACCACAAGTTCTCCAGGTCTAGCATTGCCGTTGTAGTTGGCCAATGTCTCTTGAGCATTGTCCTTCATCGCGGCACGACTTATGCCTGTGATGTTGGTGTAGGGTGGTGGATTGGCCATACTTTACTTATGATACTGCTGCCAACAAAAAACCCGCCGAAGCGGGTTTTTGTTTGGGTGCAATCTCTGATTAGGAGAAAGACAAGTTGGAAACAGCAATTTCTCCGACATAGTCACCAGCATTACCGAAAGATGATGCAGTGTTAGTTAGTTCAATGTATCCGTAACGAGTCATGAAGCTCACGACTGGTTCGAATGTTGTTGGATCCAATACAACACCACTGCTCATCAATGGAATGTATGGGCAGTAGAATGCAGGAGCGTCAGCTTCTGAAGAACCTTTATAACCAACCAACACAGGTGTTGTGTCGCTAGCATAAGAGTCAACGAACACACGCATAGCGCCGTTCAGTGTACCAACAAACTTGGTGTTTGTAGGAGCTTCAAAAGTACCTTCTGTAGTACGAGCAAATGCGCTAGTAGTTGCAGATTGCAACACTGTCAAAGCTGCAGAGCTGACAACAGCGTAGTTACCTGCGCCACGACGTGTACGCTGAGCGATCAAGTTAGCAACACGGTTGATCAACACAGCCAAAGCAGCGTGTTCGTCACCAACGAATGTAGCAGTACCAGAAACGGTAGCTTGGTTGTATGTGAACTCAGTAGAAGCCAAGCTGCGTAGGCTCAAGAGAATCTCTTGGTCAATTTCAGCTGTAATTTCTTGAGCCAATGCTGCCATGATTTCGGCTTCAACGTCGATACCATGCATAGCTTGTGCATCTTGTGCAGATTCAAAAGTCCAACGTGCTTGCAACTTGCGAGTCTTGGCTTCAACAGCCTGCTTCAAGATTTGCACGGAAATTTGCTTACCGCCGTTGCCTTCCATAACTGCTGTGTTAGCACCAGTATAGTTTGCCGTAGAACTTGTGTCTTTCGGCACAGTGCTGTATGCAGTAGCAATAGTGAATGGGCTCAATGCTTCTTGGCCAGCTGTAACGCTAGTTGCAGCAGCAGAAGTGTCAGTCAAGCTCTGTGCGTAGCGAACACGCAGAGTGTGGATTTGACCAACTGGACCAGTCATTGGCTGAACGCCTACCAACTCGTTAGCGATAACTGTTGGCATTACACGACGGATAACAGGCAGAATCACACGGTTAAGTGTGGCAATGTTACCAGCAGCGGTGGAACCTGCGGAAGCGTTTTCCTTCAAGTACTTGCGAGTGTTTTCGAGGATAACACCCATGCTATTGCGCTTGGTACCGTTTAGACCTTCAAGCAATGCTTCTTTGGTCTCGCCCCAGCGGCTTTCTAATAGTTGTTCTGACATTTAAGTCTCCTATAGTTTAAATTACAGTCCAGCCAAACGCTTGAGGTCGATCACATTGCTGCGGTCTTCCTGTTCGACATCACGGTTAGGAACAGTCTTATCACCGGTAACTGCGGTAACCGATTCTGTGATCACTTTAGAAGCTTTCACATTGCGGTCTTCCAACACTGCTGGTAGATACTTTTCGAATGCGTTTTTCAGACGAGCTGTTTGTACGCTTTCGAGCAAATTACGCATTACATCTGCTTTTTCCTTGTTCAAAGGAGCCAGCAACATTTCCATTGTGCTTTGACGCTCATTGGATTCACGAATCATACGTATTTCGCGTTCTTTGGACTCAACGACGACCTTAGCCTTCTCGGTGAGTTTAATGGCTTCCGCCAGTTGCTGATCCTTTTGAGTCAGCAATGCATGCAGTGTACGAACTTCAGCTTTCTCATTGAGATGAGTAGCGCCAAATTCTGCTGCGTATGCTTCAAAGATACGACGACCAAAACTGTTCTCACGAGCAATTTTGATGTCTTCTTGTAATTGGTTTAGTTCAGCCTTTAGATGACTGCTAACAGCACGGCTCATTTTCTCAGCACTTTCCTTGACGAAACGTGACTTGAGAGTTTCAAGTTTGCTACGAGCTTCACGGACCAAGCGGACTTTTGTTTCCACTACATCACGCTTGTCTGCGGCAAATTCTTGAATTTCACGAGCTAGAGCATGCACCATGAACGACTCAAGTTTTTCAAGTCCTTCGCTGTGCATTTGTCGGTCTTTGCGCAATTCGCCAATTTCTTCTGCAAGTTTTGTTACCATAAAGCTGTTGAACTTTGTGGCGCTTTCGCCCATCTTGCGTTGAAACTGCACGCGATCTTCTGCCAACTGACGCTTTTCAGCTGCCACTTGTTGAATCTCTGCGGTGAGACCTTCTGTTACCATTCTATCTAGGGCTTCTACCATGACTGTCTTGTCGTGCTCGTAGCGTTGCGCGAACTCTTCACGAAGTTCAGTGCGAGCTTGTTCACGAGCTTCACTTAGCTTGGCTTCCCAAGCTTCGTTGATCTCCTGGCGAGTTTCCTCGGTGATCAAGTTGCTATCTAGCAATGGTTTGATTGCATCTAACATTAGTAGATTCTCCTTAGATTTTAAGTTCTCGAATGAGTTTTACAACTTCACCCTTGAGATACTTTTGCACTTTGTTGTCTTGACCAGCTTCTTTAGCAATCTCCAGCAGTCTATGACCATATTTCATGTTCATCATGCTTTCATAAATTGCTTTGGGATACGCATTGGGCGCACTGGGTTGGGCAACCACATCGATTGTGACTATTTCAAAGTCACTCACATGTCCTGTTCTGTCGTCAACGTTGCCGCTGCCACGACTGGAAACTCCAAGTTTGACACCAGATGTCAGCAAAGTTTTTATCAACTCGCCCATGGGAGTTGGTAAAATTTTCAACTTGCCACATCCAGCATCGCCTTCCATCCACATGTTTTCCACGCTATGGCAAACACGATCCAGGTTGATCTTCAGATCATCAGGATGGTCTACTTCACCTAGTACTGAGTTACCTTCTCTAATCTGCTGATTGATTGTGTTAACTGCCTTGGATATTTCATGTAGAGGATAAATTCTCTCATTGGCATTGCGCTTGTTGCCTTCGATGCAGATGCCTTTGAGGTAGAGATTCTTACCATGGCCATCAGATTCTTCAAGAACCTGAATGTTGGCCTGATTAAAGGTAAGTTGTTCTCTTAGAGTTTTCATTAATTAACCGCGTCCGCCTGGGGTAATGCTACGGGTGTTAACACCGCTAGCTTGACCAGTTACTGGCTTTGGAGCAGCAGTTTTAAATGCTTTCTTGCCAGCTTCCTGTGTGCTAGGTGCACCAAGTTCTTTTACTGTGTTCTTGTATGGGCTTGCATCGTGGTGTCCGCCCATGTCAGCACCGGTGTGTACTGGCTTGGCCATTGCGCCACGTGCGCCTGCGTTTGCAGCCACTGTGGACTTTTTGTTCACGCCACCTTCTTCACTAGTCACTGGCTTTGGGGCTGCTTTGAGATCCAAAGATTCCATCATGCCTGGTTCCATTTCTTCAGTGTCGTCCATTTCAATAGCGTCACCGCCTTCGTCAGGTCCAAAACCGTCGCCGTCGCCCATGTCGTTGTCGCCACCCATTAGGTCTTCAAATTCTGCCATCAACTGGTCCAGCTTGTCTTCTAGATTCATGATGTCGTCTTTGGTAGCTGCTTCGTCGCTGCCACCCATGTCGTCACCACCAAAATCATCGCCGCCCATGTCGTCTGAACCTTCGTCATCGCCCATGTCGTTCATGCCTTCGTCATCGCCGGCAGCTTCCATGTTCATGTCGTCTTGTTCTTCGGCTTCAACATTGTCAATCAATTGATCAGCAGCGTCACCGCCCATGTCGCCTTCTTCAAGGTCTTCGCCTTCTTCAGCTTCGTCGATTTCTTCTTCAGACATGATGTCTTCGTAGATTTGACGGCTTTTTTCCACAACAATTTCGTGGAAAAGCTCTTGAGCTTTTTGTGTGTCATCATTGATCACGTATTCGATCAATTGTTCAAATTTGTTCATATGGTAAACTCCTGTTAGGTAAAGTATGTTGTTATTTACACAACATGTAAAAACTCTGTGGTTTATGGGGTAAAAACTGTGCTAAATTGCCAAAGTTAAGCAATTGGTGCAGGTGGTGGGGCATATTGTTGGCGAACCAGTTTGAGTTTTTCTTTGTACTCGTATGTTCGCACATCGTTCATTTTGCGTAGCTTGTTGATTTGTCTCAGCGTCAAGCGAGTTTTGCGCAGGTCTCCCAGCTCAGGTTGACTGTTGTCCTGCGACAGGTCCTGATATGCTTCAGGTTCTTTTTTAAAAAATTCATTGAGAATCATGCTGGTATTTATACCGGTGGTGGTGCTGCTGCACCTGGGCCTGCAGGCGCTGGCGCACCTGCATCAGCTGGGCCACCTGCTGCCGCTGGTTCCATACCGGCTATTTCTTCACCTGTGGTTACATCGCCTTCAAGTCCGCCAGGTGTGATACCCACTGATCTCAGGTCTTGGCCTGTGGTAGGTTGTGCATCAGGCTCATCGCGTTCTTCGCGCCACATCTCTTCGTTCTTCTTGATTTCTTCTTCAGTCAAGCCCAAGAAGCGTTCCAGCAAGAATCGCTTGCTCATGTAGGGCAATTGCTCTAGACCTTGGAAAGCTTGAATTCTAGTGTTGTCCAGTTCACTTTGACGATAGCTGGCAAAGTTTTGTGGTGCATTAAATCCAATTGAAAACAGGCCTGAATCAATGTTGAAACCACGCCACTTCAAGAACATCTTGAATTCGTCATCCAGCTTCTGTGCAATCAGTTGCTGTAGTCGCTCGCAATACTGATTGAAACGATATTCTTGAATCAGTGCAGTACCCACTTTGCCGTCGTTCATGGTAGCACCTGAGTCATCAGGACCTGTGGGCAAATAGCTCGAAGGCACACGCAGTCCACGAGC